CTTGGTGTTTGTCGTCGCTGACGAGTTCGTGAAGGACAAGTACGCCCTCGAAACCGAAGGTGAAATGTGGGCGAAATGGCTCGGCGAATATGCTAAGATGGAGAAGGCCGCGGAGACCGGGGTATGGAACCCCAAGCCCTCTGGGCTATGCCGAGCGCACTGCAAGGTATTGGAATGTCCGCACAATGGTAAGGGCCGATAGTCATGCCATACGTCAACAAGCCTCGTCCGTATAAGAAAGAATACCAGCAGCAGAAGGCCCGTGGGGAACACGAGGACCGGATGGAGCGGCAACGGGCTCGGCGTCAGTTTGACAAGAAATTTGGCAAGTCCAACCGTGAGGGTAAGGACATCAGCCACAAGAAAGATCTGTCCCGTGGGGGCAGCAACAGCGACGGCTACAAGTTGGAGTCGCCGTCCAAGAACAGGGCCCGTGGCGGCGCCCTAAGTAAGCCGCCCAAAACAAATAACTAGTTATGCGGGACGCATAACAAGGAGCGAAAATGCAGATTATCGAGAACAAGGCGCTGCTGCTAAAGCTGCGCGATACGGCCCCTATTCTGGCCACTATCCCTGAAAGCAAAGCGGTCAGCCACAACGAGGTGCTGGTCAAATGGGACGTGCCACAGGTGCACCGCCTACGCAGCTACAACATCAAGGCGCCGTCACCGATTGAGGGTCGCTATGATTGGCCCGGCAAGTATGCGCCATATGACCACCAGCGTAAGACCGCTGCGTTCCTGACCAACCACAAACGTGCGTTCTGCTTCAACGAGCAGGGCACCGGCAAGACAGGCAGCGCGATCTGGGCCGCGGACTTCCTGATGAAGCGTGGCATCATAAAACGTGTTTTGGTCGTATGCCCAGTGTCGATTATGGATTCGGCGTGGCGTGCAGACCTGTTCAGTTTTGCCATGCACCGCAGCGTGGACATTGCCTACGGCTCTGCGGCCAAGCGCAAGAAGATCGTGGAAAGCGGCGCTGAGTTCATCATCATTAACTACGACGGGCTGCAGGTCGTTGAGGATGAACTGCACAAGGGCGGCTTTGACCTAATCATTGTGGACGAAGCATCGCACTACAAGAACGCCCAGACGAAGCGGTGGAAGTGCCTGAACCGTCTGGTGAACGAGAACACATGGCTGTGGCTTATGACCGGCACACCGGCAGCCCAGAGCCCTACGGACGCGTTCGGTATCGCCAAGCTGGTGAACCCCCGGAACGTGCCGCGCTACTTCAACAGCTTCCGTGACATGGTGATGTTCAGGCAGGGGCTATACAAGTGGATACCCAAAGATACCGCCATCGAAACCGTCCATCAGGTTCTGCAGCCTGCGATTCGGTTTACCAAGGACGAGTGCCTTGACCTGCCTGACCTTGTGTATGCCAAGCGGCGGGTAGAACTGACGCCGCAGCAGAAGCTGTATTACGAAAAGCTCCGCAAGGAGATGTTGTTCGAAGCCGCGGACGAAGAAGTCACGGCCATCAACGCTGCCGTGAAGGCCAACAAGCTGCTGCAGATTTCGTGTGGCGCGGTCTACACCGACGACGGCAACACGTTGGAGTTCGACATCAAGAACCGCTACAACGTCTTGCGTGAGGTGATCGACGAGACAAACAACAAGGTGCTGATCTTTGTTCCGTTCCAGCACACGATTGGGCTGCTGGCGGATGCCCTGCGCAAAGACGGGATCGCTACCGAAATCATCAGCGGGCAGGTCAGCCCAGCGGCGCGCACCAAAATATTCAGCGACTTCCAAACCAAGAAAGATCCGCGCGTGCTTGTCATCCAGCCGCAGGCTGCGGCCCATGGGGTGACGCTAACCGCCGCCGATACCATTGTGTGGTGGGGCCCGACCGCGTCGCTGGAGACCTACGCACAGGCCAATGCCCGCATCCACCGGGCAGGGCAGAAACATAAATGCACTGTGGTGCAGCTTGTAGGGTCCGGAATGGAGCACCGTATCTACACGCTGCTGGATCAGAAGATCGACGTACACTCAAAAATTGTCGATCTGTATAGTGATCTACTTGACTAGAGCGTCACAGAGCGATAAATAAACCTACACAGCAGAAGGAGAGCCTACATGGCCGAAGATACCCCCGTGCAGGTGGATAAGCTGACACGGATGTACATCAAGATCAGGGACGCCCGCGCAGCCTTGGCAGCCAATTTCAAGGAGCAAGACGCCGCGCTGACTGCGCAGCTCGATACCGTGAAAGACGCGCTGCTTGACTACTGCAAAACGCACGGCGTTGATAGCGTGCGTACACAAGAGGGTCTCGTGTACCGGACCCAGAAAACACGCTACTGGACCAGCGACTGGGCCAGCATGCACAAGTTCATCATGGAGAACGGGCTGCCGGAGTTCTTTGAAAAGCGCCTCAATCAAGGTGCGGTCAAAGAGTTTTTGGATGAGAACCCCGAGATGGTTCCGCCCGGGCTCAACGTTGATTCCGAATACGTCATCGCAGTGAGGAAGAAATGACGCAACAATGGGTAACGATGGCCGAGATGGCCACAAGGTTAGGCTTGTCGATAGGCAAGTTCAAAGAGATGCTGCACAGTGGGGCCATTCCAAAGGATGCCTACTTTCAGCACGGCCGAACCTACCGCTTTCATGTAGACCGAGTTGAGCGCGGTCTGGTAGGTTCAACATCCAACGAACAGCTGGAGTTCGACTTCGGCGCAGCAGAAGGTGATACACAATGAGCAATGTGGACCTGTTCAAGTCTAACCCGCTGGTGGCGGGGGGTCTGTTCGACCGGTTTATGGAAAGCACCAACAAACTTGTTGGTGGGGGTGGCGGCGGCACGTCGCGCCGTATCAGCATCAAGGGCAACCGTTTCCGTCTTATGGTGGGCGGCGAGCAGGTGTCGGTTAGCAAGGACGACACGATGAACATCATCGTGGTGGACGCCGCCGAGATTGCCCGCACCTACTATGAGGGCGCCTACGACCCGGAGAAGACCTCGCGCCCCGTCTGCTGGTCGCATGACACGCGGGCACCTGCACCAGAGGTGCCGGAAGATCAACGCCAAGCTGCGCGCTGCGCCGACTGCCCGATGAACGTCAAAGGGTCCGGACAGGGCAACAGCCGTGCCTGCCGCTTCTCGCAGCGTCTGGCTGTCATGCTTGAGGGTGAGCTGGATAAAGTCTACCAGCTGCAGCTCCCGGCCGCGTCGATCTTTGGGCAGGCTGACGGCAACAAGTTGCCCCTGCAGGCGTACGCCAAGTATCTGGCCGAGCATAAGACGCCGATCCAAGGTGTCGTGACGGCCATGTATTTCGACGACAACAGCGAGTCACCCAAGCTGTTCTTCAAGCCGACCCGCATGGTCAACGACGAAGAAACCACGGCTCTGCTGAGCCACATCGACGGCGAAGAAGTGAAGCGGGCAATCACTTTGACGGTGTCTCAAGCTGATCGGTCCGAAGAAACCAAGCCTGCGCCTGACAAGGCCAAGGTGGTCGGCAAGGCTGCTGGCTTCACCATCGAAGATCCGGATGAGGAAGAAGCACCCAAACCCAAGAAGGCGGCCCCGGTGCATGACGACGCCGAGGACGAGATCGAAGAACCCAAAGTCGCCGCCAAGAAGGCAAAGGCGGAGGCTCCGGTAAAAGAAAAGCTGAACGACCTGCTGAGTGAGTGGGGCGACTGATTTTTCTTGCGGCTGCAGGCTAGGCACCTGCAGCCGTTCTTTCCGGGGCGGGCAGCAGAATGACGACGAGCGATTTTCTGGCACGGGTGTTGGGCGAAGACGGCTACTACTGCGTCTTCGGCGCTAAGGCGGCGACCAAGCAACGCGTGCAAAAATTCTACACTTCGATTGACCGGATGGTTAACGCCGCGGTCGAGTTGGACGGCAATGGGTTCGACGCGTACTTCGCGTTGGCCACCTTTGAGACAGATGAAAGCCGCACCAAGGACAACGCCAAGCAGATGCGGGCGTTGTTTCTTGACCTTGATTGCGGGGAGGACAAGGAGTTTCCGGATCAGTCTGCGGCCATCGCCGCACTGCGGACATTCTGCAAGACAGTAAAACTTCCTAAGCCCTACCTCGTGAACAGCGGGCGCGGGGTCCATGTATATTGGCCGCTTACTGCACCGGTTTCGGCGGAGCAGTGGTTGCCCGTAGCCAACAAACTCAAGCGCGCCTGCGCTGCAGAAGACTTCGGCGCCGATCCTGCAGTGACGTCCGATGCTGCGCGGGTTCTTCGGGTGCCTACGACGCACAACCACAAATCCAACCCGCCCGCCGAGGTTCACATACTGAACTGGGATGGCGTTACGCCGATTTCGTTGGATGATGCAGAAGCTCTGCTGGACAGTTATGCGGGCCGCATAACAAGCAATGACTCCGGCGGTCTGTTTGTTCCATCCCCGGCACGCCTGTCACCGGTCGGCAATGCGTTGATGGATCGCCTGCGTGGCAACAAAGAAGCCTCGTTCCGCACGATCCTGCTTAAGACGCAGCGTGGCGAAGGGTGTGCGCAGCTTGAGCATGCGCTGGTCAATCAAGCAGACATTGATGAGCCCTTGTGGCGTGCGTCGCTGTCCATCGCCAAGTTCTGCAGCGACGGGAACAAAGCTGCGCATAAACTGTCGGACCAGCACCCAGAGTATAGCCCGGAAGAAACCGAGTATAAGCTGCGGATGATTAAGGGCCCGTACACTTGCGCCAAGTTCGATGAGTACAACCCGGGGGTCTGCGCCAGCTGCCCAAACTTCAACAAGATCAAGTCACCCATCGTGCTTGGTCAGCAGGTGCTGGAGGCTACACCCGAGGACAACATTGTCGAGGTGCCCGCCGCAGAAGAAGGTGCGCCGCCGATTGTGGTGGAGATACCCGAGTACCCAAAGCCCTACTTCCGGGGCAAATACGGCGGCGTATATGTCCGTGAAGCTATGGAAGATCCGGATGAGTTACCGCGTGAAGTATGCGTCTACCCCAACGACCTGTACTTTGAGCGGCGCGTGTTCGACCACTCGCTCGGCGAGATTATGATGGCGAAACTGCACCTGCCAAAAGACGGGGTGCGGTCCTTTTCGGTTCCACTTCGGGACCTTACGTCAAGAGACAAACTACGTGACGCGCTATCCTATTATGGGGTGGTCGCTACCCACGCAAAACAATGGGAAAACATAATGTCCTACACTAGCACATGGGCCGCACACCTGCAGGCCACCACCGTTGCCGACGAAGCCCGCCGCCAATTCGGTTGGACCGACGATAACATGACCTCGTTCGTTATCGGGGACCGAGAGATCTTCGGAGACCGGATTGACTTCAACCCGCCGTCGAATGTTACGGCGCCTTACATTGGGATGTTTGAGAAGACCGGCACCCCAGAGGGTTGGAAGGAACAAGCCGAGTTCTACAATCGTCCGGGCATGGAGCCTTGGCAGTTCAAGATCGGCCACACTATCGGCTCCCCGCTGATGCGGTTCTTCACCTACCACGCAGCGGTTTTTGCGCTGTACAGCGACGGGTCCGGGCACGGTAAGACGACCACGCAGTTGTTTGGGCTGTCCGCCTACGGCGACCCCCGCCTGATGATGTGCGATAAGAAGGACACCCTCAACGCCAAAGAACTCCGCATGGAGATCTACAAGGACCTGCCGGTTGAGTTCGACGAAGTAACCAACATGACTTCGGACGCTCTGTCCGAGATGGTCTACGGCGCCAACACGGGTCGGCAGAAAGACCGTATGCACGGGGGCCATAACACGACTCGGTTCCGTGGGGAGCCGTGGAAGCTGTGTATGGGCCTGTCGTCCAACGTCAGCCCGATGAGCCGGATCATGGAGACCAAGGCCAGCCCCAAGGGTGAACAGCAGCGTATCTTGGAGCACCACATCCACGCGTTCCAGTTTTCGAGCAAAGCCGAGACCGATGCGTTTTCGGCTAAGCTGGGTAGAGACACTGGACACGTGGTTGAGCCGTTCGTGCAGTACGTCATACAGAACAAAGAGAAGGTCCATGCACTGCTGCTCGCCGTGCAGACGGACATCGACAAGCGTGCCAAGCTTGAGATGGCTAACCGCTACTGGTCTGTGACCGCAGCTGTGTCCATTGTGGCGCTCATCATCTGCCGTGAGCTGGGTTTCCTCAACTACAACATCAAAGCGGTTACTGACTGGGCCGTGAAGCTGATTGAGGACAACAAGCGCCGCGACGCCGAGACCACCATAAATATCGAGAACGTGGTGAACGAATACGTCGGCGAGAACTACAACAACATCTTGTGGATCAAGAGCACCGATGACCGCCGGTCCAGCACCGAGACGGTTGCTGGCATTGATAGCTTGGTGGTGCCCGATCACGAACCGCGCGGGCGCTTGGTCGGCCGGTACGAGACAGACCTCAAGCTGCTGTACCTTCTGCCTAAGCCGCTTCGGGCTTGGTGTGCCAAGCAGCAACTCAACTACGAGTCCATGCTGGCTGAGATAATGTCCAAGATGGGCGGTCAGCGCCGCAAGGTGCGCATCAGCAAAGGCACGAAGCTAAATCTGCCCGCCACCGATGTGGTGGTCGTAGACTGCTCCAAGCTGGACATTGATGTGGAGAACGCCGATGGGGGTTCTAAAGCTTGATGACCTAGACCCGGACGGGGTCCATATCGTGGTTGATTGGGGAGCCCTGCAAGTGGGCTCCTCGTTCTTCGTACCCTGCATAAACACCCCGGCAGCCCGTAAGCAGATCAAAGGGGTGTTTGACCGCCGGGGCTGGAAGATGCGGGTCTACACCGGCCCGGAGGCCGGTATATGGGGTATTCGGGTTTGGCGCGTGGCTTAGCGCTGGTCCATCCAACTGACCGGGCCGTACTCACTGGCCAACTGCAGGAGTTCTGGACGCATGCGGCGGCTCAGGGTGACGCCGGAGACAAGCTCCTGTGTAGTGCGCTGGTGGCTTTCTAGCGACCGCTCGATTGAGTCCTTAGAAATGCGCGCCGAGGGCGGCATCCGTCGGTTGAACTCAATAATTTCCTGCATCGTTTCACGGAATGTCTCACGGTCGCCTTCACGCCGGGCCATGTACAGCCGTCGCAGCAGCCGCTGCACCTCTTGGTCTACAGCCTTGCCAATATCCTGCTGCGCCCGGTTGATGGACAACTGCTGTTCGTAGCGCGCAGGCATAAACCCGAGGAACTGAGCGCCAACTTCATAGGGGCTAAATACTTCAAGGATCGGGTCGCCGCGCATTGTACGCGCGCCCTCGGCACCAAACCGGACTGACTTGAGCATGTTGCTCATAGCGGTCGGTAGTGTTTGCTCCAATCCACGGTAGTATTCGCCTTGGCTGTAGAGGTCGGCCGCGCGGGCCCACCGAGAAACCATACCGACAACCGGACCACCGTACCCTTCGATGATCGTGCCATACCACGGCAGCTCCGCGGAGTTCAGCGGCGGCCGATAGAAGACGCCAGCCAAACCAATACGATCTGACAGGTTTACACCCAACAGGTAGTTGGCCAGACCCTTGGTGCCCAGTTCACCAAGGAAACC